CACGCGTCGACAAAATCGAGCTCTCGCTTTCCGTTGGTGAGATGGAAGCTGAAGTCATGTACGTATTTCCGAAGGATGAGATTCGTTCTGTTGGCAAGCTCCCGCGACCAGTGTTGGCCGAACCTTTCGCGCTAACTATCGTCATGCGGAAGTACTTTGGTTCTTTTGTGTCAGCGTGGATAGCGGGGTATGCGAACTCGTGGTCTGCTGTTGGCATGAACGTTTATAGCGCGGATTGGCACCACCTACAACTGTACCTTCGCGCTGTCGGTGTGAGAGGGTTCGACGCGGACCTCAAGTGCATGGATGGTTCCGTACACCCGGAGATGGTGCGTCAGGCAATCAACGCCATCAACCGTTGGTACGATAGCCATTCCGACTCCGACGCGGCTGTAGATAATCGGAAACGGCGGTTGCTGGGTGAGAATGTGGTGTTCTCCCCTTTGGCCGTGGGTTCCAAGATTTATCTTAAGTGCAACGCGATAAACACCGGGGGATTTCTTACGACATTCCTCAACTGCTTCGCGCTTTCCGCGTACATTGTCGGGTCCTATGTTACCATATGGCCAACTTTGCCAGTTGCGAAACGCTCCCTTGAGTACTTTAGACGGAATGTGCGGTAGAATGTTTTCGGTGACGACTCCATCACTGTCGTCAGTGAGGACATCGCCCCATTTTGGAACGGAGAGGTGTTCCAGAGCGAGCTGGGCAAATTGGGTATCGAGGTCACCCCTGCTGCCAAGAATGCGACGGAGATCACGTTGAAGCCGGTTGAGGACCTTGAGTTTCTCTCAGGTGTTAGCGTCAAGCCGGATTTGGGGGATTATGATCTTAGTGGCCACTGGATCTATCGTGCGGACGAGGGGTCGCTCTCGAAGCCCATCAAGTACGTTTCGAGAAAACTTTCACCAGCTGAAGCGATCCTAGAGAACGTCACCGGGATGCTGAACGCGATGTTGGGTCATGGATACACAAAGTTCGCGGTGTTCAGGGCTTTGGCGATCGTGGATCTCAAGATGGCGGGGCTTTCCACGCACCTGCCGACGTGGGAACAGCTAATCCTCAGATACAGGGGGGTCCCTGGGGTCCCGACTCTGGATTTCGTCCAGATGGACCCCGTTAGCACGTCGGACGGATCGGGGGTGGCGCTGGATTCCGAGATCGTTCCGGTTGAGACTCTCTCGGCCTCGATCGCCACGTTGCCAGCGGCGCAAGGTGCCGTAGCTGAGGCCGCTTTCGACTACTCCACCACTGTTGGCAGAAAGGCTCTCATCGCCACTATCGACATGACGACGTCGGACGTCGTCTACGCAAACAAACTCTCACTGAACCTTCCATGGGATGCGGTTTCTGGGCCCGCCGTGAATGTGTTCGAAGCTTTCGAATATTTCCATGGTGATGTCGAGATCACTTTTCAGGTTCAAGGGAATCCCTTCATGCAGGGTTGTCTTGTCGCGTACTTTGTGCCGTTGACGACAGTGTCGGGTGCGTCCGCCTCGCACGCCGGGCGACCTACGTCATGGTCGATCCTCAACCACGCGTTCCTCTATGCCTCACATAGTAATTCCGTGACTTTGAGAATCCCGTATCAGCATTATAGA